AACCAGCATAACCATTAGACAAGCCACTATCAAGGTTGCGTGAAAAGAAACCACCGGAAGCTTTCACTAATCGTAGACATGCTTCAGCAAATGTAAGAGCATCACCAGCTGAACCAGCAACACGGGCACGAAAAGCCATACCAGCAGCGGCGACACTTACTGCCTCGGCATCTGGATTGGCCGCGGCACAAGAATGTTCGACACCGTATGTTCCGGTTCCATTAACTGCCGCGGCAAGGTTTGACATAGATTCTATCATTGACGCGCCAATCTTAACTTCCCCCTCAATGTTTGTAATTGTCGCCCTGAATGTGTATACCTTGCCATTAATCGTGACCGTTTCACCCGCGGTAGTATTTCCGGTGCCGGTATATCTTAACCATTGATATGCATACGCACTTTCATCAATCAACATACTGTCGGTAACTTTAGTATATAAACCATATGCTGTTACACTTCTTTTCTGATTGGTAACTGCAAGGTCAAGAAGGTTTTGAATACCATATAGAGTAACAGCGCCATAGGTGGGGTCTGGATTGTCCAACTCATTGACAAGACGCATATTATACATTATATAATTTCCACTTGTGATATCGGCGATTGATCTCGTCTGTGTCAACATAAAGTTGGTGAGGTCTAATCCACCTGATGCATATGTGGATGTCTTTGTGAATGTCAAGCCAGCATCGCCACTAATAACCCCGGCATCGTTGAATAACACCTGATGGTCAGAACCAGAAATCGAGATAGCACCCGTGGAAACATCCAAATCACCACCGATTGTCACATCGCCCTCAAATAAATTCTGTGATGTCGAGCCCTTAGAATAAAGATTATAGCAAACGCCCGAGGCTCCCATTGTGGTGAAATCATCAATATAGACACCATAGATATCTTTAATTGATACGGTACCATCTCCCCCGGGGGTCGTAGCGAAAACATATACTCCGGCTAACTCATCAATCGAAAGTGTGGTTCCTGTAGCAGCGGCAATAGTATTGGGAGCATAGTGAAAACCGTGTGTTGTTATACCAGTTATATTATAAATGGTTGCGTCAAGGTATGGTGCTGATGAAACACCATAGTCTTGCAGACTTGCTATTGCACCATCATCACTATACATATAACTACCGGCATCAATGGCCAGGATATATCCACCAGAACCAGCTGTTCTATTTGCATACGTTTGTAGTGCATATGGTGTTGAGCTGTTATCGGTATCATATACATCAATTCTTAATCCGTGCATTGTGCCGGAATTTCTGAAGGTCAATTCCGAGCTGCCAGTAAGTGTTCCACTATCACTCCAAATAACTCGATGATCAGTAATTGTGGTTTCAATCGAACCTTCAAACTTATTCTTTGAGGTTGCCCCGGCTGAATAGAAATTGTAATTATTTCCTGATATTCCAGCATTATACTGGTTCTCAATGTAAAGACCATAAAGGTTTGTAATTGTGCCAACACCACTAAGAGTTGGAGCCATCAATTTTATATGATAAAAATCGGTTAGAGAGCCAGCAGTTTCAAACCAATCAACAAGTGAACATCTAAAACCAATCTGTTCCGTATGAGCACCAGATGAGCCGGGGGAGAAAGTCATATCAATTCCCCAAGTATAGGCAACTGTTCCTGTGCCACCAGTTGTAAGGTCTATTTCCTGACCAACCATAAAACCGAGGTTTGCCTTACCATCCCATTGAAGGTCATACCAAGCTCCTTCAATCGTGCTCTGGTCGTGGGTAAGACCAGAACCCATAATTATAGTGTTTGTCCAGCCCCAAACACTCTCTCCAGCATCTGAGCTTGTGGAATATGAAAAATTTGTTACAATGGGGCCAGTTGACCAAAGACTACCTGCATCAAGGTTGTTGGAACCCACTTGTAGAGTTTTATAGCCTTTATTCCAAATAAGACCACTATCTCCACCGAATACACCCCCGTCATTAAACTGAACATATGTATCAGAGCCACCCGGATTTGTCTCAGGAACAGCTGTCCAGCTCAAGATACCAGAACCATTGTTTTGTAAAAATGTTAAAGCTGCTCCGCTGGCTGCTGGAAGCGTATAGGTGATATCGTATGATTGATCGCCTGTGATGATTTTAGTATAATAGGTGGGGTCTGTTCCCTGTTCCCTTAACCAGAAACCGCCGGATACAGACAGAACGCCGGTAGACTTATCGAATGACAATCCACCATCCCCGCGCATGGTTCCAGCATCATTAAACTGGATTTGTTTATCGCTACCAGCGGGCTCTGGTGTTGCGCCCGGATCCCAAGTAAGAGTTGCACTTGCATCACTATGAAGATATCCAATGCCGCTCGCTGGCATTGTATAGGTGTCTATTAAAGTTGTGCCCTTAGCTTTAACATCATATATTTTCATCTTCTATCCTAAACTCCATATTCGTCGTTTAGCGTCCACTTGTAAATTGTGGACTGACTGGCGTGGTTGCCACTTTTTTCATCCTGCTGTTTTTATAATATTTCATTATCTGCGTATATGAAAAATCGTGGTTCATAGATGCAGCAATCATCTGCGCCAGATTTTCTATCGGTATTTCTCTCAGCTTTCCTATGGCCACAGGTGTCAAAAGATATTTCCTTATTGCTATTTCCAGCATCGGATATCTGCTTTTTATGGTTCTGTATGGCAGTATGGCTTTACCTTTTGAGTTTTCCATAATCGTCTGCCAATTCTTACCAAATTGTTTACGGAAGTTTCTCGGAATATATGACAGGTTAACCCCCATCATATAACTGTGCCTTTTGTGTGTCGTTGGATGAAGTCCTTCGACGCAACTGATACACAGGACAAGAGGAACAGGGTCATTCTCGAAATACTTATATGTGAAGGCATACAGGTTGCCAGATTTGATTAATACAGGCCCAAATTTTTTCTGTCTGAGTTCTCTTAAAGCCATTCATTATACCTTATCTACGTATACGCTAAGTGAAAATATCATTCCGGGTCTATGTGATCCACTAATGGTTATTTGTGTTGGGCCCTTGGCCATCTTCACATCCATCGAGTATCCGCCCGGGAATGATTTTTCTTCTGTTGATTTCCAACCATACGGTAACAGAGCTGTCTTGACATCGAGCTCCATATATTTGTTGGCGACGGTCTTTGCGAATTTCAAATACATTCCACCGGGCGCAAGCCTGTCACTTACTATCTCTCCCCTAAGGCCTTTCTTCGATAATACTGTTTTCAAATCAAGAAGCACATCATACAGTGCCTCTTTCATTGCGCCTTCTGAAATATATTTCTCAAGTCTCATTTTTTGAATAACTCCTTCTCGGTAAAAATTCTGAATATAAAACCTTGCCTCTTACAAAATTCCTCAGCCGCTTTCCATTTAGCGTTATTGACAATGTATGTCATTTGTTCATATATCTTCGTTTTCTCGGTCTTGTTACCCTTCTTTGGCGGTAATGTCTGTTTCAGTGGTTTTATTTCCACTACATATACTTTTTCTTTTTTATTCTTATCCAGAGCTTTCAACATAAAATCTGGATAGTATCTTCTCATCCTCTTTCTTACCGGGTCAAAATATGGTATCGTCAGTGTTTCCGATGACCACGATAAAACATTCGGATTTACATCACACCATTGAGCGAACATTCTTTCCCATTCACTTCGCAATATAATCGGCCACTGGCCTTTATATTTCTCTGGAAAGCTTGGTCTGAAAAAAGTATTTGTTCCGTTTACGTGATGCTTTATGTAGCTTTTGCCTTTCGCTTGAGCCATTTTTTCTTATCGCACTTCTCGTTCATTTTGCCTATTGGATTTTCATTCTTTGTTCCCTGCTTCTCCATCTCGGTCAAGAGCGTGTAATAATCCACACTCTCATTCAAATGAGCCAGTGCGATTTTCCCTGTCATCATAGGATCATCATTTGTAAGGTTCGTTAGTTGATTTCTTCTGCCGTGCTCAAGTTCAATATCGAGACCCATCTTGAATTGCTCAACATCATAGTCAGACCAATCAATACCTAATGCATCACCAATTTCCTGTGCTTCCTCGGCAGTGAAAGACATTTTAGGTGCTACATCCTGTTCTTCCAGTTTTGTGCTTTCCTCTGCCTTATCTTTCAGAAGCGAAGTTACCAGTGCATATATTTCATCTTCCAGTTCATCTGGTTCGATATCAAGACTGTCTGCAAATTCGTGAACCTGATCATCCTCTGGATTGGGATTTTCCTTAAAAAAGGCTATAAGTTTATCCCTGATACTATCTTCCTTTTCTTGCTCTCCAAGAAAATCACTTAGCTTTGTAAGAACATCCATTATTCTTTCTCCTCTTTTTCTTCTTTACCACCCATCTTTTTTCTGAGTAATTCTTTCGCTTTCTCAAGAGCAGCTTTTCTGGCTGCCGGTAGATTTGAACCAGCCCTGTTTATGTAAAAATTGAGCCGTGACATAGCCTGTTTCAAATCTTTGCTGGCTTTGGCAAGGCCGGCTGCGATTGCTTCAGCGCTCTTTTCAAAGAACCCTTCCTCTGGATGCCATTTGGTAGCAACATCACCAGACCATTGTTCCTCTTTTAACATCTCATCAATTCGTTCTATAATATCAGACATTATTACCTCACTCTTGTTCTATCAAGTTCTTCTTTTACTTTATCCCTTTCTCTCAATGTAGCATTATAATCATCCTTCAGCTCTTGATCGTTAGGATACTTTCTTTGCTGGATTTTTATAGCCATCAGCTGGTCATTGAGGCGGATATACCTGTCCTCAAGGCTCTGCAAGGCTATATTCTTCCTCAACTCCTCTATGGTCTGGATAGTCTGCTGTTCCATCTTCGCAAGGTCTTTACTGGTAGCATATCTACCATCCAAGGCGAGAATACCTGTAATCAATGATGCAACCAATATAATTGTCGTCATAACCTTTGTCACACTTATGTTTTCCATAGAGCCTCCAATGCACACCAATCCTTCTCTATTATTTATATTATTTACGGTTTTTCTTATAAATAATATTGAACATTATGTATGCCGGTGGTATAGGTATATGATTGTAAAAAACAGCACTATATGCAAGGAAACAATGGAACATTTGAATTGTGTTATAGATTTATTGCCAGACATTATTTTTGCCGTGGATATGAACGGTAAAATCGTTGCCTGGAATAAGCATATGGTTGCCTTTACCGGCAAAACAAGAGAAGAAGTTATGGGTACAGAGACCCCATATTCAACTTCTTTCTACGGCTACCGTCGAAAACTTCTCATTGACCTTGTATTTACAGTGGACAAAGAATCAGAAGATACATACGATAAATTCTGCAGAAAACCGGATGGCTCAGTTGAAGGATATATCTACATCCCCTATCTGAACAAATATTTGTGGGGTAAAGCTTCTCCAATATTAGACGCTAATGGAAAAACGGTCGGCGCTGTCGAGTCAATAAGAGACATCACGGAATCGGTTGATGCGAGAAAAATGGCAGATTTATCAACCAAACTCCTTGACAGCGTAGCAGATATGATATGGGCCAAGGATATCAATAACAGATATTTGTTTGCAAACAAATGCTTCAAAGACACCCTCGAACTCGGCGATAAAAATATAAAAGGAATGAAAACATCAGAATTGTTTGCTGGTGAAGAAAAATTTGAGTTGACGGATGAGATGGCAAAAGAGAAGGGGCCGCTCAGCGTGATAGAAAGTATCACAACCCACAGTGGAAAGCTAATATGGTTGAAAATATGCAAGGTACCTTTCTTTGATGAAAAGAGCCGACTTATAGGAACCATCGGCAACGCAAGAGATATAACAAATACACACACAGAAAATGTGGCTCTCAAAGAAGAAATAGAAAAAGATCTATCTTCGTGGAAAGAAGAACAAGCCGAAATTATTAACAGAATGAGAACAACCATATCAAATACAGTAAAAATGCTAAAGGACTATCGGGAAAGCAACGGAAAAAGCAACAAAGGCTCACCTGATACAATGGGGTCATTTTAATGCCTGAAGATAAACTTATATCAGAATCAATAGTAAAGATGGTATTTGACCAGTTGCGCGACTCGATAAAGCAAAACTCTGAAATGGTAAATAAAATGACCGAGGCTGTGCACGACCTTACAAAATCCGTCACCACAAAAAAGGACTTGGAGGACGAAGTATACAGCCTTGAGCAAAGAACATTGACATCGTTTAGCCAGAGTGATGAAAGAAAAAAAGAATTGGTGTCATCTTTAGAGAAAAATGCAAAAAATATAAAAGATGATATTGATAAAAGCTTGAAGGAAATAAAAGCAAAGGTCGATGAAACAGCTGCGTCTACAAGAGAATTGAAGGACAGGGTTAGTAAAATGATGTGGATAGTAGGTATCGTAATGTCTCTTATAGTGGTAGCATACTTCTTTGTAAGAGCCTCGGTGGACACTCAGATAAATAAATCTATTGAGGAAGCTGTGAAGAAAGTAGTCACATCGAGACCGTATAGTGATTGGCCTGTCCAACAGCCGGATGAAAAGTCACACAGAGGAAAATAATATGGATATTATAAAGCGAATAAACTCTATTCTTGGTGAGTTAGAGGAAGAAATGGGATTGGCCGGGCCGACCACAAGCATCAATGTTGCTACATATGCTCAGCGACTTCCATTCTCACAACCTGTAAGACGATTTATGGTAAAGAAGGGTAAAAGATTTGTAAAAGTTCAAGATAAAAGGTGGGGCACAGCAGATGGAGAATAACTTTCTCGACTATCTTGTTGAACAGAATGTAGATAAGATAAGATTGGTCATCATCACTGGTAAGAAAAATGATGATGATGATAGTGACTTGTATAAAACCGCTGGTAGATTTAGGGATATTTGTAAGGAAAGAAAAATTGATAGTTATGTCGCCTTCTCGGAAAACGCTTATATCAAGAGGGAAAAGGGTAAGGTCTTTATCCACAATATAGATGATAGCGAAGGCTTTGAGATACACTCATCGAATACAGTTGTAATCGTCAGAGGAATGACAGGAAAAAGAAAATCAAGCCTCGACCTTCTCTCTCAGCTTGAAAGACATAATATCTTCTGTGTAAACGGAAGGCGTACGATGGAGGAATGTTCTGACAAATACAGAACAGCTCTCATTATGGCTGACGCTGGAATACCCACTCCAAAAACGGCTATCGTATTAGGAACAAATGGAATAGATGTAGCCCATAAAAAGGTTGGCGGCAAGTTTCCTGTAGTCCTCAAAACATTGACAGGTTCAAAGGGTATTGGTGTATTCGTAGCGGAAAGTGATGAAGGATTAAAATCAACTCTACAGGCCATCTGGAAAATAAATCCTGACATAGAAATCATTATGCAGGCCTATCTCGATGCTGATTATGATGTGAGGGTTCATGTACTCGGCGACGAAGTTATAGCGTCGATGAAAAGATTTAAAATCAAAAAAGACTTCCGTTCAAATTATTCCCTTGGCGGGAAAATAGAGAAGATAGATATTACCGAAGAACAGGAAGAAATCGCCCTTGATGCCGCGAAAGCCGTGGGCGCTGTCTGGTGCG